ATATGACTACTAAAAAAATAACACTTAACGCAGAAAAGCGAAAAGTGATTGCAGACCAATTTCAAAGTTTTTACGAGGACAAAGTAAAACAGAAATTGATTGACGCAAAAGAAAACTACAACTCAATGAGAATAAAAGCAAAAGAGATGATTGAGAAAGTAGTAAGATATCATCAACCACAAGAAGATGTAGACACTATTAGAGGTATGATTAATAAGTATGGTCGTAGTGGTGGGGAATTGTACGAGGACAACTGTTTCTATGTTCAAAGACCTACTATGGAAACTGATAGTGATGGCAACGAGTACGAAACAAATAATGAAATCCATATTAGATTTAATATGGGTAGACAATTTGCTAGAGCATACTATCGTGATGAATTGAAAGCTAAAGGTTTAAATCCTGATTTTCATATTGCGATTGATGGTGATTACTCAAAAAGAAATCCAAAATATTATGCTGATGAAAGTGCAGTCAATAATTATTTGGGTTTTTCTCATTCAAGGAATGACGCAACAAAAGGTGTTTCATACCCTAAAGATGAGTGGGAAAATGATTTTAAACTTTGGACTATTGGTTCAAGTTATTGTCATTCAAGAAACTACAAAGTTGATGAAAACACCCATAACTTTTTTAAGATGTATAAACAAAGTGCCGAAGATGTAATCAAGGCACACGAGCAGATATATTCTTATGTTGAGGGTAAGATGAAAACTTTAAGATTGGGTTTAAAATCTTATCGTACTTTTGACCAAGCGAAAGCACTAGCTGACAAAGTTGGTGTTGTGTTAAATGAAAGCATGATGAATGAAAGTTCTAGTTTAGCATTGTCTATTTACTCGCCAGACAATTTGGCAAGTTTATTAGAGGATAAAGAAGTTTTAACTAGAGAACAGAAAATCGCTATTGCTAGAAAACAAATGCAACAAAGTGTAAATTAACGATTGACAATGGGACTATTCTATGGGATAGTCCCATACATAACAGAAAGGCAAAAATGATAAAAAATAGAAACTTTTACGTGACATACAAAAAGAAAAATAGTGAGTTGGTCACTAGACTAGGAACTCTCAAAGAAACTTGCAAAGGCTTTTTTGAAACAAAAAAGAATGAAGTTTGTTTTAATTATTGGGACATCAAAGCAGAAGGTTTTAGAACCGCTACAGGTGCAATAACTATGAGGTATGTATAATGGAAATCTTTTTTAGATTGACAATGGTGCTAGTAGGATTCCTACTAGCATTTTTATCTTTAATTACAATTATACATTCACAACATTATGTTGTTGCAATTCTTTTAATGTTTGGTGGTGTTACAATTATGTTTGGGGGGCTACCTAATCATGAGTGATTTTAATTGGTGTCATGGACCAGAGTGCCATGAAAAAAGAACAGTTGACCGAGTACGAGGGACCAAGGGCAACAAAGTATTAAGAACGAGAAAAATATCTTTAAGCGGTTACATGCGAGATAATCCTAACGCGTCTTTTAATTTCTTTTGTAGCAATGGTTGTGAGCGAGATTTTTGGTTTAAGTATGGTAATCAAATAAGAGCCATTGCACCAAGGACCGAGCCTCTTGAAACACCTATTGAGGACCCAAAGAAAACAGTTATTACAAGTCATTGGGACCCCAACCATACTTGGACAGAAACAACAATTACAAAGGTTGACAATGCCAGTTAAATAAACTAGGATTGTCCTATAACAGAAAGGCAAATATGAAAACACTTAAAAAAGAATATCAACGAGGCGGTTCTAAAAGACAAGAAGTTTTAGATAAAGCTGTTGATTACATTGCTACAGGTCCAGGGCTCCAGGCTGACAAGCATGCATTCTGCATTAATAATTTAATGATGAATGAAACAGAATACCTGGAGTGTTTAAACAAAGCCACTAACGGCGGATTAGTTGCGGAGGCTTTATGGAAGTAAATACAAAAGCAGTCGAGTTTAAAATAATCGATGATGTTAAAGATGAGCCGACACTAGAGTCGGCTCAAAAGTTTGTAGGCGGTATGGTCCAAGGAATTGATTTTCCTAACGGTGATTATATGATTATGAATGAAGAAGGTAAAGATATGGGACTACCATTAAACCCAGAGGCAACTACTTTGTGGCGTGCTTCATTTACTGAAGATAAATATTTATGGGGATATGATGACTTTGTTGCAGGTCCTGCTATCCTAATAAAGAAAGACGCCCTCAAGCGTTGGGCTTCTTAGCCTTTCAACCTGGTACCTCAATAGAGGTACCAGGGCTCCCTCGATTTTCCAACTTTTTTATTTAACTAATACACCCTGACACAAAAAGGGGTCCCAATGTTTGACATTTATGCCCAGTTTTATAAATATGTAAGCAAGAAATACTTTGCGAATAAAAATGAACCTAGACAAAGAAAAATTAAAAAATTTTGAAAAGCTTCCGGCTGACGTAAGACGTGAGTTCTCTTTGCTCATGAACCAATATGGTCAGAAGAAAAAAGAGTCTCATATCAGAAACGATTTTATGAGTTTTGTAAAACATGTTTGGCCTGATTTTGTAGAGGGGTCCCACCACAAGGAGGTAGCAAAAAAATTTAATGATATTGCAGATGGCAAAGTAAAACGTGTTATCATCAATATGGCACCTAGACATACAAAATCTGAATTTGCTTCATACTTATTACCTGCATGGATGGTAGGTAGAAATCCAAAATTAAAAATTATTCAATCTACAAACACAACTGAATTATCTGTAAGGTTTGGTCGTAAAGCAAAAGCTTTGATGGACTCACCAGAATACAAAGAAGTTTTTAAAACAAGATTGAAAGAAGATAGTCAAGCTGCAGGTAAATGGGAAACACAACAAGGTGGTGAATATTATGCAGCTGGTGTTGGATCTGCAATCACAGGACGTGGTGCCGATCTTCTAATCATTGACGACCCACATACTGAGCAAGACGCTATGAATGCACAAGCTCTTGAGAGAACTTACGAGTGGTATACATCAGGACCTAGACAACGTCTTCAACCTGGTGGAACTATTGTGATTGTAATGACAAGATGGAATGAAAAAGATTTAGCTGGACGATTAATCAAAGCTCAAAAAGAACCTAAAGCTGACCAATGGGAAGTGATTGAGTTTCCAGCCATACTACCATCAGGTAAGCCCCTGTGGCCTGAATACTGGAACCTGAAGGATTTAGAAGCGGTAAAAGCATCTATACCCCTTTCAAAATGGAATGCACAATACATGCAAAATCCAACTGGTGAAGAAGGAGCTTTGATCAAAAGAGAATGGTGGCAACCTTGGGAGAAAGATGATCTACCGCCTCTGGAGCATGTCATACAATCTTATGATACAGCTTTTATGAAAAAATCTTCTGCTGACTTTTCTGCAATTACCACATGGGGTGTCTTTACACCGAACGAGGATTCTGGAAAACATTTGATATTAGTTGATGCAATTAAAGGCAGATATGAGTTTCCTGAACTCAGACGTATTGCACTCGATCAGTATGGATACTGGAACCCTGAGACCGTAATCATTGAATCTAAAGCCTCTGGCCTGCCTTTGACATACGAATTAAGAAAAATGGGAATCCCAGTTATTAACTTTACACCAAGCAAAGGAAATGATAAACATACAAGAGTTAACAGTGTATCTCCGCTGTTTGAGTCAGGGAGAATATGGGCGCCCAAAGAAATGGAGTTTGCACAGGAAGTCATTGAAGAGTGTGCAGCTTTCCCATATGGAGACCACGATGACCTTGTGGACTCAATGACACAAGCAGTAATGAGATTCAGACAAGGTGGTTTAATTGAACATCCAGAAGATGCTGCTGATGAACCATTGCCACAGAAACAGAGGACGTATTATTAATGGACGAAGACAATAAAAAATTACCTAAAAAATTTAAATTACCAAGAAGACTAGGAGCAATAAAAGCATTCTTCGATGCTGCAACTAATCTAATTAACAGAGGTGTTAGTAAAGAAGGTATTATAAATTTTGCTAAACAAGAGTTTGGTGAAGTTTCTGATTTGATGTTAGCTCGTATAAATCAATTATTCAGGAAAAAGGAATCAGGCACCTTGGAACAAACTAGAAGAGAACCTATTGAAGGCGAAGTTATTGAAGCAAGCTTCAGACCTGGTGCAAGCAAAACTGGTAAAATTGTTGACGAGTCTCCAAGCCAAAGAGCAGGACTTGGAAAACTTATTGATGAGACAGAAGGAATAGAATTTTCAATTCCATCACAAGGTATTATCAGACAAAAAGGAACAGCTGATGAGATCATGAATTACTTATCGACTAATCCATATAGAAAAGGTGGCCCATTAGATCCGAATACAGGTATGACAAGAACGGCTGCCAGAGAAATTTTAAGAAGATTATTAGACGAAGGTAAAATTACAATACCTGATGCAACTGAAAGAGATGCGATCGCTAAAGGTTATCAAGGTGGTGTGGATCCTATTGTAGTTTTTGAAAAAGTATTTGGTAGAGAAAACTTACAAGACTTATCTGAACTAGCCGATGAAATGAACAGAGCTGGTGATTACACAGAATTACAAAACATTTTAAAAAGAGAAAATCTTTATGGTTTACAGCAAAAAGATAAATATGAGCTTGATCCCGGAGGCATGACTGATGATGAATTAAGAGAGTTTCTAAAAAAGAATGATGTTGATCCAGATGACACTGGCTTTGCTACAGGTGGTAGAGTTAAATTAGATCAAGGGGGTTCTACCATAACCTTGATGGATGGGACTATAGTTCAAATTCCAAAAGGAGCTTACAAAGATGGAAGATTTAAAGATATAATTTATTCAAGTAGTAAAGGAGATTTACTAAGAGAAGACATTATAAGAAAATTAAGTTTTGCTACAGGGGGTAGAGTTGGTTACTCTGATGGTAATGACAATCCAAAGAAAAAACTTATTAAGAAAATACCTAGAGTTGGGAAGATTGTATCAGGCATCGAGGCTTTGCAACCTACACTTAAAAAAATTATGGATAGGTTTGGTACAAAATCAATTACAACAGCCGATAAAATAAAACAACCACCAAAGAAAACAGAAGTTTTAGCTAGAGAGTTTGAAGCTAGAGATAGAGACAGAGTTAAAAAAGAAGCTATAGAAAAATATGGTATTACACCTGAAAGATATGATGAAATCATGAAAGAAGGTGGGAAACTTTCAGAAGAATCTCTTGAAGGCGAAATACTTTTAGATGAAGCTATATCAAAATTTGCCAAACCTAAACCAGGTAAAATGGAAATGAAAGGTATAGGAACTATTACTACAAATAGAGATTTTGCTGCATCTTTAAAAGATCCTAAATTATTTGATCCAAATGCAAAAAATATATACGGCGACAAAGTAAAAACTGGAGATAAGTTTTATTCAGAAATGGAAACTTTATATACAAACATGATAGCTAGGAAGAAAAGAGAAATGGTTAGTAGAAACCATCCTAACTATAGATATTTTCAATCTTCTTTGAGAGATGCTGAAGATTCACTAGAAGCTATTAAGATCACAAGAGCATTAGGCGGTAATGAAAACATGTTCGATAAACTTAGAACAAGTAATCTTGGTTTAAGAAAAGGAGAAAAACCTATACCTGTTGAGTTTTCTAATTACGTAGATTTACCTGATGATGTAGATCCAAGAGATACTATCTTACCAATGGGTGAAGAGCTAGCACCTAAAATGAAAGAGCGATTTGAATTAAGAACAAAATATCCTGGATTAGATGAAGACATAATAACAGGAATAGTTGATGCAGATCCAGATGCTAAAGCACAAATTACTTCAACATTAGATCAAGCACTAGAATTACATAGACAAGGTAAATCTCCAGAAGAAGCTGCAGACATAATTAGATCTACAATGTTCAAAGGTAGAAAAGATAACGCCGAAGGCGGACTAAACTATTTGATGGGGATGTAATGAAGATCCACGAGTATAACGAAATGATGAGTTATCTCACTCGTCCCGCACAACCAACAATCAACAGAAATAACTTTGCAATTGGTGGTGGAGCAATAGAAGGTGAAGACCTTGGTACACGTGAAGGATTTAGAAAACCAAAACCAAAAGATCAATCACCAGAAACACAGCAAAAAAGAATAGAAAACTTTGAAACAATAACCGGTGAGAAATATGAAAAACAAACCACAGGTAAAAAATTTGATATAAGATCAGGTTATTGGACTGGTAAAGGTAGAGGAGCTATTTTTAAATCAAAAGAGTTTATAGAAGCAAGAGATAAAAATTCTAAAAACGAAAAATTTAGAAGATGGCTTAGAAAACAAATTAAAAACGCCCCTCCAGGAACAATACCTGATATTGGGTCTTACAGTAAAGCTGTAAAGAAAGCTAAAACAGGCCATTCAGGAACAGCTGAAATATCTAGAATTATGAATGAACCAGAATTTGCTGGTAAGATTACAAGTAAATTTAATGAAGAAAAAATTAGAAATCCACAAACAGGTAAGAAAAGTGAAATACTTAGAAAACATTTAGACAAGATAGCTAACAAAGATGGCTCTACTAAAATTATAAATGTTTCAGAAGAAGTTAGAGCTTCTGGTATAACTGGTAATATTGATTCTGGAAGATTTTATGAGATCGTCAAAAACGATCCAAGATTTGAGATTAGTGGTTCTGCTGATGGTGGTATGCAAAAACTTACACAAGAGAGAGTTAAGAATTTTGCAGCTGCATTAGATGACTATCAATTTTTAGCAGACACACAACCTCAGTCTGATTTAGCAAAGATTGTTTATGGAAGTGATTCAGTTGAAAATTTAAAAAAAGTTTCAGCTGACGCTAGTAATTATGTAAAATTTTTGTTGGGAACTGAAAAGATAAAAGGATTAAAATTACCTTCGGTTGAAGAAAGAGCAGATCTTGTTTCTGAGCTTTTAGATGAAAATAATTTCTCATATGAGTCAGGTGTCGTAAGACAAAGAATGATGAAAATAAGAGATGGTCTTTTAGGTCAATCTAATTTATTTGATCAAGCAAGAAAAAAATTTAAAGGGCTATCTAGAAAAGGAAAAAATTTAGATGAGATAGCAGGTATGTCTGCTACATATGAAAAAGCACCAGGATATACAGAGTTCGTTCAATTACTTGGTAAAAAATTAAATCAAAAAGATAAAAGAAATAAAATAGATTTACCTTTTTCTAGAATATTTTCAAATGTAGTTTCAGGAGAAAAAAGAGACTCTTACACATACAAAGGAAAAAAATACGATACATTAGAAGAAGTTGTAGATTTATATAATGCAGACGCTACTAAGTTTGAACAATCCAAAGGAATTAAAACACCTAAAATACTTTATCAACCAGGTGAAAAATTAAACGTTGGTGACTTTGTGCCTAACTTTAAATACCTGACGCCTGAATCTCAAAAAGATGTAAAAAGATTAGCTAAGCAAGGTATAGGTATTGAGATGGGTGATGCTAAACCTATCATACAACAAATAATTGAAAGTCCAAGATTTCAAGACAATGTAAATAAACTTAGAAGAGCAGGTAAATTAACAGGAGAAACTTTAGATATAATTAGAGATTTAAGAAAATTAAATATACCAGGAGCAACTCAAAAAATTCAAAAACTATTTAAAAGCGCACCAAAAGATTTGTTTTCAGGTTTAGAACAAGAGCAAAGGGTTTTACTTGCAAGTTTAGATAATCAATCTGGAACAATGACAGATGTATATACAGGACCAAAAATACCTGATGTTAGATCAGAAGGAACAACAGAGGGAGGAAGCGCTGCGGCTGCTGCAAGTAGTGTTTTATTTGGAAAGTATGCAAAGCCACTTATAAAATCAATAATCAAGCCAGTTGTTTCTCCTTTAATGGGAGGAATATTATCTACACAGGAAATGTTAAAAGATGATCCTAGATATTCTGTGGCTGGATTTGATCTTCTATATCCTGAAGTTATAAGACAGGCATCTGGTAAAACATCTGAGGTAGCTAAACCAATTATTTCAAAATTACAAAGTGTTTATGATAAAGCATTAGCTTTAGTTCCAGTTCGTGGCAAAGAAGCTTTAGCTAGATATGCACCTGCTGTTTCAAGAGGATCCTCTTATTTAGGATTGGGATTAATAGGTTCTGATGTTTATTCAAGATTAAAACAAATGGCTGATTACGCAAAACAAAGACGTCCTTTAACAGAACAAGAATTATTAGACATGAGAGAAAAAGAAACTTACATGGGTGGTATAGCTGATCTTTTTGATAAAGCTTATAGAGAAGGAACTCCATTACCCGGTCGTACAGGTTTCGCAGACGGACCAAAAGATCCAAGTAAAAGAAAGTTTATGAAGATCATGGGTGGTCTTGCATCATTACCAATCGTTGGAAGATTTATAAAAATAGGTGAACAAGCACCTGCTGTCGTAGAAACATTTAAAGGTGCACCTGAATGGTTTGGCGCTTTGGTAGATAAAGTTATCAAAACAGGAGTGGATGCAACAAAAAGATTTGCAACTAAAGACAGAGAAGAAGTTTTTGAAAAATTCATGGGAGAAGAAGAGGGAGTTAGAGTTTATAGAGATTTAGAAACAGGTGATACAAGAGTTGAATATTTCTCACCTGATAACATGGGAGGTACTACAGCTTCTGTCGATATGATTTACAAAGCACCACAACAATTAGAAAATGGTGTAACTGTTCCTGCTGATTTTAGAGCTATAGAACTTGAGCCAAGAGGAATTAGATCAGGGCCTGATGATTATGATATAGAATTTGATGGTGAAAATGTAGTTGAAAATATAGATGATTTAAATTCAGATTTAGGTCGTTTAAAATATTACGCAACTGATGAAATGCCTACTTTAAAAGAAATAGAAATAAGTAATGAAAAAAGAAAGCGAGTTAGAGCAATGAACGAAGATGTAATGGAACAAGCAGAATATCTAGAAAACAAATATGGACCTGGCGATCCAGGTGATCCTTACGTAGATTATTCAGATTATGACTAAACTAACAAAGACAGTACCACCAAAATCAGGACCACAACCACAGGGCTTGAAATTATCCTATAATACTGTTAAAGATGTTAAACTTACGGAGAAAATAAATGGCAACAGACAAATCACTTCCAAACGAACCAAGAAAAGAATTTGAAGTTCCAAGTGAAGAACAAATACAAGAACAAGTAGTTGAGGAAGTAACAGAACAATCTCAATCTCCTGATGATGTTGAGATTACAGAAAATGAAGATGGATCAGCTACAATTGATCTTTCTCCATCAGCTGCATCACCAGAAGGTGGTGATGAGCATTATGCAAACTTAGCCGAGTTTTTACCTGATGATGTAATAGGAAGACTAGCAAGTGATCTAAATTCTAAATACATGGATTACATGTCATCAAGAAAAGACTGGGAACAAACCTATACAAAAGGTTTAGACTTATTAGGATTTAAATATGACAACAGAACAGAACCATTTCAAGGAGCGTCTGGTGCAACTCACCCAGTGCTTGCTGAAGCTGTTACGCAATTTCAAGCGTTGGCTTATAAAGAACTTTTACCTGCCAATGGACCGGTAAGAACACAAATTTTAGGAGTACCATCAGCACAAAAAACTGATCAAGCAGAGCGTGTTAAAGATTACATGAATTATGAAATCATGGAGAAGATGAAGGAGTATGAACCTGAATTTGATTCTATGTTATTTCATTTACCTCTTTCAGGTAGTACATTTAAAAAAGTGTATTACGATGAAATGGAACAAAGAGCTGTAAGTAAATTTGTTCCTGCAGATGATTTAATTGTTCCGTACACGGCTACCTCATTAGACGATGCGGAAGCAATTATTCATCGAATAAAAGTTTCTGGTAATGAATTAAGAAAACAACAAGTTGCAGGTTTTTATAAAGACATCGATCTTGGTAAACCTCAAGACAAACAAACAGACGTTGAAAAAAAAGAAGCTGAATTAGAAGGCACAAATAAAACTACAAACGAAGATGTTTATACTTTGTTAGAGTGTCATATTAATTTAGATTTAGAAGGCTTTGAAGATTCAGATGCAAATGGAGAACCTACAGGAATTAAAATTCCATACATTGTAACTTTAGAAGAAGGTTCACATGAAATTTTATCTATCAAAAGAAACTATGAAATCGGTGATAAACTGAAAAAGAAAATACAATACTTTGTACATTTTAAATTTTTACCAGGTTTAGGTTTTTATGGATTTGGTTTAATTCACATGATTGGTGGATTATCAAGAACAGCTACAGCTGCATTAAGACAATTATTAGATGCAGGAACTTTATCTAATTTACCTGCAGGATTTAAAATGCGTGGTATTAGAATTAGAGATGATGCACAATCAATCCAACCAGGTGAGTTTAGAGATGTAGATGCACCAGGTGGTAATTTAAGAGATTCTTTTATGATGCTTCCGTTTAAAGAACCATCACAGACTTTATTGTCATTGATGGGGATCGTGGTTCAAGCAGGTCAAAGATTTGCTTCAATTGCAGACTTACAAGTTGGTGATGGTAATCAACAAGCTGCAGTTGGAACTACGGTTGCATTACTTGAAAGAGGATCAAGAACAATGTCAGCGATCCACAAAAGAATTTACTCTGCTTTGAAAAATGAATTTAGAATCTTAGCAAGAGTATTCAAGTTATATCTACCACAAGAATATCCGTATGATGTAGTTGGGGGTCAAAGAATGATTAAACAATCTGACTTTGATGATAGAGTAGATATATTGCCAGTTGCTGACCCTAACATTTTCTCACAGACACAGCGTATTTCACTAGCGCAAACAGAACTCCAACTGGCAACTTCAAATCCACAAATGCATAATTTATATGCAGCTTATAGAAATATGTATGAAGCATTAGGTGTAAAAAATATTGATCAAATATTAGTTAAGCCTCAACCACCTGCTCCAATGGATCCAGCTTTAGAACATATATCAGCTTTAGGTGGAAGAGCATTTCAAGCGTTTCCAGGTCAAGACCACAGAGCACATATTACAGCTCACTTAAGTTTCATGGCAACTAACATGGCTAAAAATAATCCACCTGTAATGGCTTCTTTAGAAAAAAATATTTTTGAACACATTAGTTTAATGGCTCAAGAACAAATTGAACTAGAGTTTAGAGATGAGTTAATGCAATTACAACAGATGCAACAAAATCCAATGATGCAACAACAAATTATGCAGATGACTCAAAGAATAGAAGCAAGAAAAGCTCAGTTGATTGCTGAAATGATGGAAGACTTTATGAAAGAAGAGAAGAAAATTACTTCTCAATTTGATAATGACCCTATTGCAATGTTAAGATCAAGAGAATTAGACCTTCGTGCACAAGAAAATGCAAGAAAAGAGAAGGAAGGTGAAGACAGATTCAATCTTGATAAGATGAAAGCAATGATGAATCAACAAAATCAAGATGAAAAACTTGAACAGAATGAAGAATTAGCAAAATTAAGAGCTGATACATCAATTGAAAAAACAATTTTAGGTAAAACTATACCTAGTTCTGATCAAATGATGCCAAACATCGACATTATTAGAAAAGGAAATTAAAAAATGGACAAAAAACAGAAAAAAGTTGCGAAAGTAATGAGAGAATTTAAAAAAAAGAAGCTTTCTATCGGAAAATCTGATAAGAAAGTAAAAAATCGTAAACAAGCGATAGCAATTGCTTTGAGAGAAGCAGGAATAAGGAGAAAAAATGGAAAAGCTAAATAAAATAACTGATGTAAAAGTTGGTGAGCAAGAAAAAGAGATTGATCCAAGATCAAAAACTTCTGCTGACAAAGCTTACAACTACATTGGCACTGGTGGACCTGAAGAAGAAGTAAAAGGTCAAGGTGCTGTGTTAGCTGAGAAGAAAAGAAAATCTAAAGCGTACTAATTATGTGGTTCAGTGCTCTTAAACTAGCATTAAATGCTGGCAGCAAGATATATGCCAACAAGCAAAAAGCAAAAATGGCTATGTCTGAGGCACAACTATTGCATGCTGAAAAACAAGCACGTGGTGAAGAAGCATATCAAGGAAAACTTTTAGAAGCTAGACAATCAGATTGGAAAGACGAGGCGGTTTTGATAATTCTCTCGGCGCCAATAGCGGTGCTCGCTTGGTCAGTTATAAGTGAAGACCCTGAAGCGATGGATAAAGTAAAATTATTCTTTGAAATGTTTTCTCAGCTACCTTCTTGGTTCACAAATCTGTGGATCCTTGTGGTTGCGTCGATTTATGGTATAAAGGGTACACAAATTTTTCGTAATGGAGGAAAAAAATAATGCCAAATAAAAGATATAGAAAAAATTTTTTAGCAGGTGGTCAAGCAAAACTTGATATGGATGGTGATGGAAAACTTACTGCAAAAGATTTTAAAATGTTAAGATCAAAAAAGAAAACTACTAAAAAGAAAAAACCATCAATGATGATGATGGCAATGAAGGGTAAAAAATAATGGCTAAACTTTGTGCAAAAGGAAAAGCGGCAGCTAAAAGAAAATTTAAAGTGTATCCTTCTGCATATGCTAACATGTACGCATCTGGAGTTTGTTCAGGTAAAATAAAACCAGGTGGTAGAAAAAAAGCTAAAGACGGTGGAATGATGAGAGCTGGTTTAGCTAGAAGG